GTGGCTGGTCGGCGATCCGCAAAGCAGCAACATCGGCTATCTGGTGCAGGACACCGGCCACCACTGGGGACAGCAGGTGCGCTGGGAGTTCGGCACGCTGATCGTCTACAACGAGGGCAATGGCGCGATCTTTAACCGCCTAGAACTGGTCGCACTGACCGGCAGCGTGGCGCTGGGCAAGAACCCGCAGATCAGCACCAGCTACAGCGTCAACGGCCTGTCCTGGAGCCAGGACCGCAGCATTGCCGTGGGCACCATTGGCAGCACCGCCAAGCGCCTGGCTTGGTTCCAGCAGGGACACATGCGCAACTGGCGCATCCAGCGCTTCCGTGGCGACAGCGATGCCCATGTGTCGTTTGCCCGTCTTGAGGCCCAGATTGAGGCGTTGGCGTACTGATGGCCACCGCACCCGTCTCCCGCAGGCTGAACCTGACCCGCGACCAGCTCGCGCAGTTTCTGACCGACCAGCAGCAGATCAGGCAGTTCGAGCTGCTGTTTGCTGCTGTGGACGAGCTGCAGGTCATTGTTGGCACCGACTTCGAGTACCAGGCCGACACAGCGGCGGCCACGGCCAACGAGGCGCTGGCCCAGATTGCAGCACTGGCACAGGACACGGCGGTCGATGATGCGGTGCTGAATGCCAAGGTCCAGCAGGCATTGGATGCCATTCCCAGGCTGGCCCAGGTGCTGAATCTGCTGGCTCTTGCGCCTGTTGAGCAGAACAACAACTCGGTGGCAACCGACTACATTGACTTCAGCACCACTGCGCCTGCGCCGGCCATCAAGGTTGGCCGACTGCACTGGAATGGCGGCTACACGCTCAATCTTGAGATGACGCCAAACGTCAACCAGTCCATTGGCGAGTCGCAGTACTACTACATCAAGGCCTCGGCCAACATTGCCAAAGGGCAACTGGTGATGTTCGACGGGTCTGTCGGCTCCTCTGGCGTGCTCAAAGGTAAGCCATCGACCGGCTTGACAAATGGCCAGCTTGTCATGGGTGTGGCTGCCGAGGCCATCGCAAACAACGACTTCGGCTTGGTCTCCAGCTTTGGGCTGGTGCGAGGATTCAACACCACAGGCACGCCTTATGGCGAAGTCTGGGCAGATGGCGACATCCTGTACTACAACCCATCGTTTGCTGGTGGCCTGACCAAAAATCTGCCACAAGCGCCCACGCCTCATGTGGTGGTGGCTGCGGTGGTCAATGCTGGGTCTGGAGGATCTGGCTCCGTATTTGTCAGGGTTCAAGCTGAGCCGCTGGTCGGCCAACTTTCAGACGTCTACGCTCCAGCACCTTCCACAAACGACGTTCTTCTTTACGATGGCGTCCAGCAACGCTGGGAAAGTGGACCATTGACGGCTGCTGCCTTGCCTGCGTTTGTCAAATCTAACTTGGTGCTCACATGGCTTTCGATGTAATCACCCCAACCAAGCTGGGCCAGGCTGCGATCACCACTGGCGTGACCACGCTTTACACGGTCCCAGCCAGCACCCGCACGCTGCTCAAAGAGTTGAGCATTGCCAACACGACGGCAGCGGCCATCAATGTGCGAGTGTTTCTGGTGCCTTCTGCTGGCACGGCAGGCACGACAAACGCATTCCTTTACGATGTGTCTGTCCCAGCCAACAACGCACTGCAGTACAACGGCGTGCAGGTGATGAACGCAGCAGAAACCATCCAAGTTCAAGCAGCATCGACAGGCCTGACAATCACGGCCAGCGGTGCCGAAGCCACATAAGGAGCATGACATGACCGTAACCATCAAGGTGCTGATCCCTGCCAAGCAGGCCGAGAACAGCCAGACCACTCAGTACACGGCGGTGAACTGCAAGACCATCATCGACAAATTCACGGCCACCAACACCAGCGCAGGCAATGTGACCATCAGCGTCAATTTGGTGATAAGTGGTGGCAGCGCAGGCGCGAGCAACCTGATTGTGGACACCCGTGCCATCGCACCAGACGAGACCTACACTTTCCCCGGACTGGTTGGGCAGGCCTTGGAGCCTGGCGGCTTCATCTCCACCATTGCAAGCGCAGCCACATCGTTGACAATCCGCGCAAATGGCCGCGAGATCACCTGATAGGAGTAAGACATGGACTACGCAAAGATGCCGAAGATGATGATTTCTGGGTTTGGTGGCATTCCCTATGAGGAAGAGTTCCTGACCACAGCCGAGAACAAAAAGAACACCCAGGTCGCCATCGACGACTGGATGCTCGGTCCCGAGAACCCCAGCAACGAGCCGACCGCGAACAAGACTTTCTGGGTTGCCGTCGGCAAGGCCATGCAGTGCGACGAGAAAGAGGCCCGTCGGCGGCGCTGCTCGAACTGCGAGTACTACGACAACTCGGTCGAGATGCAGCTCAAGATGGAGCGTATCCCGCGCAACGAGTGGGACACGGATGCAGGCTTTAGGGGCTACTGCGAGAAGCTGGAGTTCATTTGCCACGACCTGCGCGTCTGCCAGGCCTGGGAAGAGCGCGAAGACGAAGAAGATTGACGGGATGTCGAAATGTGGGAAAATGCAGTCGCTGAGCCTATCGAGCCGCCAGCAGCTCACCCTGAAGAGGAGCTGCGCATGACTGGTGTCGATTGGCTGAAGGAGAACCTGCAAAGGTCTCTCGCGCTTCCTGCGCCAGCCGTCGAGTGGCTGCTTATGCTCTATGGTGCCATCCAGGTCTTTGACGATGTGGCCGACGGTGATCCAGTCGAGCGCGAAGACCTTAATGCAGTGATCTGGAACAGCCTGGTGGGCATGAACCAGAACGCATTCTGGCAGGCAAACGCACCCACACTTTCGCCCATCGTTGCCTCAATGGTCCTCAAATGGCAGGCATCTGACCAGGCCGAGCGAGCAGGCAAGGCCGATGCGAGATCATTTGTTTGGCGTGCCGGATACTATGACGTTGTGCTGATCGCTGTGGCGCTGTGCCACGGCACTCAGCGTGCTACAGACGCGGCGTCTCAAGTCATGGGACTGTATGGCGAGACGCTAGAAGACTACATGAAGGAGTTCAGCCATGCCTGATCCAGTAACTGGCTTAATCGTTGGAGGCTCTCAACTGATCGGCGGCATGATGCAGGCCGATGCAGCAAGCGAGGCCGCAGGTATTCAAGCAGGCGCAGCAGAGGCTGGCGTAGCAGAGCAGCGCAGGCAGTTCGACGCCTTGCAGGCCTTGCTCAAGCCTTACACCGAGGCAGGTCTACCTGCGCTCCAGCAACAGCAGGCGCTGCTTGGATTGCAAGGCCCAGAGGCAGAACAGGCGGCCATTGAGCGCATCCGAGGCGGTGAGACATTCCAGGCGCTGGCCCAGCAAGGCGAGGAAGCCCTGCTGCAGCGTGCATCGGCCACTGGTGGGCTGCGTGGCGGCAACATCCAGGCTGCACTGAGCGAGTTCCGGCCACAGCTCCTGTCCAGCCTCATAGAGCAGCAGTACGGACGCCTGGGCGGCATGACGCAATTGGGCCAACGATCTGCTGCCGGTGTCGGCGCTGCTGGCATGGAGACTGGCACCAACGTGGCCAACCTGCTGGCCCAGCAAGGCGCGGCCCGTGCCGGTGGCGAGCTGGGCGAGGCCAAGGCATTCAGCGGCCTGTTCAACTTGCCTGCTCAGATTCTTGGATTCCAGTACGGTGCAGGCGGCAAGGCTGGCATGGGCTTCGGTTTTTGAGGAATAGAACATGGCCACCATCAATCCATTCCAAGCACCGATCAACTACGCAGTCGATGTGCAAAGCCCGTTTGAGGCTGCACTCGGTGGCTTCAAACTTGGCGCTGGCTTAGAAGAAATTAATGCAGCAAGGCAGAAGCGTGCCTTTGAGATGCAGCAACTGCAAGCAGCCCAAGCACAGCAGCAACAGTATCAAGCTGGCTTGAATGCCTTCTTTGCAAAGCCACCTGCCGAACGCAGGATTGAGGAACTGCAGCCACTACTGGTCGGCGCAAACAAGCAGCAGTTTGATGCCTTGAAGTTGATCGGCGAGAACATGGGCGCTGAGAAGCTGGCTTCGTCCAAGCGTTTCACATCACAGGTGCTGCTGGCCCTTGAGTCAAACCCAGAAACAGCCAAGACGATCCTTCAAGAACGTATTGATGCCGAGACAGACCCAAACCAGAAGCGGGCATTTCAAGACATCCTGACGATCGCCAATCAAGATGCCAATCAAGCAGCCAGGCTTGTGGAGTCGCTTGGGGCCGGCACGTTCGGCTCAGAATGGTACAAGGGCATCACAGATTTCAGGCAAGAGCGTGCCCGTTTAGCCAAAGAACCCGCAGCGCTTAAAGAGGCACAGGCAAAGGCTGATACAGCAGTCACCGAGTCACGGCTCAAGGTGCAAGAACTTCGTGCAAGACTTGAAGCAGAGCCTGACGTGGCAATTCAGAGGCAGTTGAAAAATGAGTTGACGCAAGCTGAAATTCAATTGAAGCAAGCCACAACTGCCGCAAGTGTTGGAGGAGAGGCAAGGGCGGCTGAACTACAGCCCTCAGTCCTGGCTAAAAACGTTGCTGATGCAACGGCTGCTGAAGCTGACGCAAAAAGGAGAGTTGCCGAGGCTGCAGACACACCAACTCGTCTGGCCGCAGAGCAAGATTTGCGTGTTGCTCAAACTGCCAAAGAAAATGCATTGACAGCTGCAAGTGTTGGCGGTGAAGCCAGAGCAGCGGCTCAGGCACCAGAAGCACTTAGAAGGCTGGTTGCAGATGCAGACAAAGCCATTGCCGATGCAAAAACAGCACAGGCCACAGCAGCCAACGCGGCAGAGACCGCAAAAGCAAACGCTGATCTTGCGAAGGCGCAGGCACAAAAAGCCGTTGTCGATGCAAAGTACGCAGAGCAGATCAAACTGCAAGAACTCAAGAAAAAAGCGGCTGATCTTGGCTTAACGCAAGCCCAGACTGGATCAGCGTTGGCGCAAACAAAAAAACTTGGCGTCGAAACTGCAAGAGCTGCGCTTGAGCTAGAGGCTTTGAAAGCAACAGGTGGAATTGATCCGGCCAAGGCATTTGAGCAGGAAGAAAAAATTCGCAGAGAGTTTCAAGCACGCACCAAAGTGTATAGTGAACTCGGCACTACATTTTCAAACCTGCAAGCATCGGCCCAAGCCAAAACCGGCCCTGGTGACATTGCATTGATTACTGGATTCATGAAAATGCTTGATCCAGGCTCTGTTGTGCGTGAGACTGAATTTGCGACAGCACGCGATACGGCTGGACTGTTTGATCGTCTTTCAAATCAAGCACAAAAACTGCAAAGTGGTCAGATTTTTGCGCTGGATTCAAAACAAAGACAAGAATACGTTAGCCTTGCAAAGCAGTATCTTGACGCGGCACAGAAAAAGGCCGCTGATGACAAGAAGGCGCTGGGCGTAGTGGTTAAAAACTACCGCCTAAATCCTGACAACGTGTTTGGTCCTGAGCCAACATCTGCTGGTGGTGGTCGTGGATCGATTGTTCCACCATCGATTGTTCCATCAGCAGCAAATAGCGTAACAGTTGGCGGTCAAACTTACACTCGTCCTGCAAATTTCACTGACGCACAGTGGAACGCATACAAACAATCTGTGGGGGCGCAATGAGTCCAGAAGAATGGCTTGCATCACAGACTAAGCGGGCTGCTACCCAATCACCTGCGACGGCGGCATCTGTTCCAATGTCGCCAGAAGAATGGGCGGCATCTCAAGCAGCGCCATCACCAGCACAAACGACCATAAGCGGCCTTGTCGGTGCGGCCACCCGTGGCTTGGCGCTGCCTGCTGCTGGAGCGGCAGCAGGGGCAGCTATGGGCGCTCCGTTTGCTGGTGTCGGTGCTGTGCCTGGCGCAATCGCTGGGGCTGGCGCGGCCACCTTGGCCCAGGTCGTTGGTGACCCGATTGTCAGTACCATCAATAACCTGTTTGGCACGCAATACACCATGCCAACAGATGCGATGGCTGATCTGTTGACTCGCGTCGGTGTTCCTCAAGCAAGAACCCAAGCCGAAAAGATTGTCCAAGCCACTGCCGCTGGCGCAAGCGGTGCTGGAGGCATGGCGGCTGCTGGGCGTGCAATACAAACGGCCGCTGGGCAGGCCGCTCCTGTGACCCGCGAGGTTGGTCGCATGCTGGCAGCCAAGCCAGTGGCGCAGGTTGCTGGTGGTGCAGGAGCTGGCGCTGCTGGCCAAGTAGCCAAGGAAATGGGAGTCGGTCAAGTTGGGCAAATTGCAGCAAGCCTTGCGGGTGGTGTAGCTGGTGCAAAGATGGCCACGACCAGAATCCAGCCAACAGCGGCACAACTTCCATCTGACATTGCAGATGCAGAACGTGCAGGCGTTACCCTCATGACAAGCGACGTGGTTCCTCCGCGTACCTTCGCATCGAAGTGGCTTCAAACGGTTGGAGAGCGCATTCCTGTTGCTGGTACTGGTGGAGTGCGTCAAACTCAACAAACCCAGCGCATCGAGGCTGTGCGCAATGTGTTGCGAGACTTTGGAGCTGATGATGCTGCCAGAGCATCAGACGATGTGATGAAGGATTTGGCCACTAAACGAGGCGCTGATCTTACAAAATACACTGGCGCAAAAACCGAAGTCATTGAACGTCTTGGACAAGCTGGCACAGTGCCGATGACCAATACGGTCAATGCCATCGACGAACAGATTGCGAAACTGCAAGGCTTAAAAACCCAAGAAGTCGCGCCAATCATTGACCGTTTAACAGATTGGAAAACGGCCATACAAGGTCAGAACTTGGTCAACGTTGAGACACTCCGAAAGCAGATCGGAGAAAGTTTTAAGGCTCCAGAACTGGCATCAGTTCGTGGCATTGGTGAGAAGGCATTGTCCAGCATCTACGGCCCGCTCAAGCGCGACATGGAGTCGTTTATCACTCAGGTCGGTGAACGTCGTGATGTGACAAAGTGGAAAGTGGCAGACAAGCGGCTGGCTGATCTTGCTGGCGAGCTTGACATGAGCACATTGAAATCAGTGCTCACACGCGGTGATGCCACACCAGAGGTCATTGGCAACATGCTTTTCAGCAAGAAACCCAGTGAAGTCAGGCAGCTTTATGCCAGCCTCACACCAGCAGGGCGTGAAAGCGCTAGAGCTGCAATTCTTGCTCGCGCAGCAGAAAAAGCAACCTCAGAAGTCGCAGAAGGAACTGTGATTTCTGCTGATAAGTTTGCCAATGAAGTCAAACGTCTTGGAACATCCGTTGGCGTCTTTTTCAGTGGTGATGACCTCAAACAAATCGAAGGACTGACCAGGGTACTCAACATCACAAAACGAGCATCTGAGGCAGCAGCAGCACCGCCAACAGGCGTCCAAGCCGCAATCCCCGTCAGTGCTGCGGCACTGTCTAGCTACTTTGGTGGCGGCCTGCTAGGGTTCCTTGCAACGCTTGGAACTGCTGGCGGCATTGGGGTTGCTGCTCGCATCTATGAGTCAGCGCCAATTCGCAACCTGCTGATCAAAATACCACAGACCGTTGTAGGAAGTCCCGAGGAGGCTGCGTTGCTCAAGCGTTTGACATCTACCATCCAGCAGCAACAACAGGCACAATCCACCCAGGAGAAACAACAATGAGCGCACTCTCGATTCAACCACCGTACCCAGCATTCGCTGGCGCTGACGGCCTGCCGCTCGAGAACGGGTACATCTGGGTTGGCACGGTCAACCTGAATCCGCAGACCAACCCGATCAGCGTCTATTGGGACTCGGCTCTGACCATTGCAGCACCGCAGCCGATCAGAACGCTTAACGGTTATCCGGTCTACCAGGGCACGCCATCACGCTTCTACGCTGGCAGCGACTACAGCATCTTGGTGCAAGACAGCAAAGGCAGCCTGGTCTACAGCTCGCTGAACGGGAATCTTGATTCTGGCTCTGTGGCCACCAATGCAACTGGCAATGGATCTCAGACCATCTTTCCGGTGTCATCCACACCGTTTGCAATTTACATCAATGGCGTCTACCAGAACCAGAACACCTACACGGTGTCCGGTGGGAACGTGACGTTCTCTCAAGCGCCTCCGGTCACATCCGTCATCGAATTCCTGTTCTAAGGAGAAAGCAATGCTCAAAACAGTTGGATTTCCATCAACACGCACAGGCGACCAAACCATTGTCGCTGGCAACCTCGTCATTGGAACTGCAGGAAAAGGAATTGACTTTTCTATCAATCCAAACCCAGGTGGCATGACCAGTGAGTTGCTGAACGACTACGAAGAAGGAACTTGGACACCAAACCAAGGTCCGGGTCTTACAGTTGTTGGCGCTTTTAGCTCGTCTGGAACTTACACAAAAGTTGGTAGACAAGTGACAATAAATGGCTCCGTTTCTGGGGCAACGTCTATTGCTGGTGCATCTGGTGGAACAATTTGCACAAATTTACCGTTTACGGTATCTAACATAGCACCACCTGCATCTGCAGGAAGCGTAGGTATAGCAAACGTGAACCAAGGAAGCACGCTCATTGCATTTTCAACAACAATTTATCTTTCTTCTGCAATAACTGCTTGCGCTGGCATTAATTTTACAGTTACTTATTTTGTTTAAGGAATAAGATGTCGCTTACAAAAGTTTCTTATTCGATGATAACTGGAGCGCCAGCCAATATTTTGGATTATGGCGCTGTAGGTAATGGATCAACAGATTGCAGTGCCGCACTTTTGGCCGCATTACAGTCAGGGGCGCAACAAGTTTTTGTTCCCGCAGGAACTTATGCGCTTGCGTCCAATGTTTCCGCGACCATTACTACTGATGTGACATTTTACGGTCACGGGACATTTATTTACACGGGCGCAAACAACAACATCAATCGGCTAATTGATATTGAGACAGGCAACAACTCATTGACAGTTGATGGGCTATCGTTTGATGGCAATGATCAGATTGCGGGTGGCATCCGTGTTTACAATTCTGCCGCCCCTTCAAGCAACACACTACCAAACTGCACAATCTCTAACAACCTATTCATTCGCTTTAGGATGAATGTAGCTAGTATTTGGAATAACGCTGTTTATATTGCAGGTTCTTTCCAGCTTGTTACTATCCAGAGCAATCGGATTAGACTTATCACCAGAGCAGCAGGGACTGGAAACCCAGGCTCTAATGGAACTTCTGGCATCACGGTTGCACCGTACGACACAGCTAAATACATTCGTGAATGTTTGCATTTTGGGAACCAATATGCAGCTATTTATAGTGATGATTTAGTAGGGTCAGCATTTAACGTAGACAACGATGCGTTTAGATTTTTTGGGCCTGACCCAACAACGCTATCCGGCCAATACGTAGACGCAACACTAACATCTTTTGGTAATATCTTTCGAAATTGCCGAGGCAGAGCGCTAAAAATCCAAGCTGTTGGATCGGTGCGAGACGAAACAATTATTCGTGATAGTGACTACACAAATTTTGGCGGCAGTACCGAGATCAACTTTCAGTATGGTGTTGGCTCAGTATCTAACTGCCAATTTTTCTATCGGGGCTATGATGGAGGGAGTAAATCTCCTATTCAAACTGGTTTGTCAATTGTTAGCTTTTTTCAAGGCGCTGATTACGGTGAAGACACTGGCAGCTGCATGGTTGATGGAATTCAGGTTTTTAACTCAATCAGCGCTGGTGTAACTACCGGGACAAACAAGATAGACATTATTGTCAGCGCAACTATTGGCAATACTAGTATTGGTATTCCATCAAAACCATTGATATTGGTCAGCAATGTTTCTGTGAACAACAACCCTGTTGATTGGATTACAACTGTCGGCTTTGGGGCAAGTTCCTACGGAATACTTAGGTTGGACAATGTTGTTGTTCCAAAATTAAATTATTCGGCTGTTGGCACAAACAACACAAACAATAATTTTGACATTGTTTCCACCAGCGTAATGAATATTGATGGTGTTAGCACTCCTGCAAACGCCAAACCATTCATAACGACTACAACTGGAACACCAACAAGTTATAACGGTCAAGTAAGTGGTGCTTTAAACCAAGGATTCTTGAACGTATATTCTGTTGGTGCAAGTCTGAATCAAGCACCAATGTTGAATGGCGGCGCTTTGGCTGATCCTTCTGGGGCTATTGGTGGTGCAACTTCAGTTCAAAGCACTTTTATTGTTGACGATGGCACGTATGAATTTGCGCCTCGTTTTTTCAATACAGGGCGGGGGTTGTTCATCGTCAGTGTCGATTTTGACTACACAACACAAGCAGTGTTTGCGACTGGTGGCAACGCAATTTATTCAATCGCAGCCCCAGGAGGTAGCCTTTTTGAAGTCTCAACAGGAGGAACTAATCCTGATGTAGATGGGCGATTTAATATGTGGTACACGGGCGGCAAACTGAATGTGAAAAACAGGCTTGGCGCTTCACACTCTGTCACGGTTAATTTCATTGGTTAAAGCCGTGCCGGTGCGGAACACCGGAATTTGATTTTGATTGGATTATCAAAATGGCTCTCGAAAAAGTAATCGTTGTTGACCGCATCGAAGTGATTGAAAACGGCTGCGTCCAAGTACGCACCAAGACCGCCATCATCGAAGATGGCAAGCAGATCAGCGGCACCTTCCATCGGCATGTCGTTGCCCCAGGCGACGATTACGCTGGCGAGGATGCTCGCGTGCAGGCCATCTGCGCTGCCACCCACACCGCTGGCGTGATCGCAGCGTACAAAGCAGCCACTGCTGCACAAGGAGTCTGACATGGCTGGCAATTCACAAATCGCATTTGCACCCTTTGGCAAGACCGTAGTCGTCGCAGCCACGACATCAGCTCCTACTGGCATCCAAGCGCCTGTCTATGAGAAGTTCGACCCGCAGAACGCAGGCCAGTTTCGATTCATCAATGCAGGCAACACCACGGTGTTCTTGGGCACTGGCAGCACCGCTGCAGAGGCCGCTGCAAATGCTGTGGCACCTGTGGCTGGAACGCCATCAGCAGCCATCGTGCTGGTGGCCGGTGCCGTGGAGATTCTGCGCTTCAATCAGACCACGTTCTTCAGCGGCCTGTCCAGCGCAGCAGCCACGGTCTACATCACGCCAGGCCAGGGGTTGTAATGTCCACGATTGACGCAACAGACGCACGACTGACCACGCATGAGGAGGTCTGCGCCATTCGCTATGATCAGATCAATGCGCGGCTCAAGCGCATTGAGGGCATCATGATCAAGACCGCTGGCATCATGCTGGTGTCGATGGCAGGAACAATTTTTGCGGCGATCTGGATGACAAAGTGATTGACCCTATCACCGCCCTTGCTGCGGTATCTTCAGCGGTAAACCTCGTCAAAAAGGCTGTCAAGACCGTTCAGGATGTCCAGTCTTTGGGACCGGTGCTTGGGCAATACTTTGACGCCAAGGCTCAAGCCATCGAGGTCGTCGAGAAGGCCAAGACTGGCGGATTCAAAGGCTCTGCGCTTGGCAAGGCGCTGGAGCTGGAACTTGCTCTGGAGCAGGCAAGGGAATTTGAAGAGCAGGTCAAGATGCTCTTCTTTCAGTCCAACAAAATGGACGTCTGGATGCGCATCACGGCCAGGGCAAAGCAGATGGAGGCCGATGCCGCCAAGGCAGAGCGCAGACGCAAAGAGGCCCAGCAGCGCAGGCAGGCCGAGATCGACGAAATGTTTTTGATTGGCATCGCTGTCCTGACCACGGTGTTCGTCCTGGGCCTGACCTTCTACTTCGTGGTGGATGCGATGCAGCGGCATGTATGACCGAGAAGCTCAACGCCAACACCACCCTGGACAAGATTCTGGGGTACGTGGACAGCCCTTTCAAGCTGTTCGCAGTCATCCTGATGGCGGTGATCGCCTTTGCTGGTTTTGCCCTGTACGAGAGCCAGGAGTTCATCCGCGACGCCTACAAGGAGTCGCAGAAGCTGCCGGAGATACGGACAGACCGAGCCGATGATGCGGCAACGATGCTGTTCAAGCAGACTGGTGCGACGGTGGTGGCGATCTTCAAGGTCAATCCGCTGTTCAACTCCAGGACACTCTACAAGGCCTACACCAAGGACGGACGCGACAAGACCATTGAGAACATTGACGTCGGCCTGTTCACGCACAACTCGTCGAACAATTCCGATGTGGTCAAGCTGATGACCAATGAAATACCCTGCGGCGAGTACCGCTATGCACAGTCTGAGGTCGGACTTTGGTATCTTGAGAAGGGTGTTGCGTACACCTGCCGTGTGAGCGTCCCACCAGACTCGCATCGCTTCGTTGGACAGATCACGGTTGGCTGGGCAGCGCAGCCAGCAAACCTGGAGCAGACAAAATTCATGCTGGAGATTGCCAGCGCAATGTTGACCAAGAGAGGAAGCTGATATGGACTGGCTCAAGCAGATCGCACCAACCATTGCCACTGCGCTCGGTGGCCCACTGGCAGGCATGGCCGTCTCGGCTGTCTCCAAGGCCATTGGCGTCGATGAGAAGGAAGTCGGCGACCTGATTGCCAGCAACAAGCTGACCGCAGATCAGATCGCTCAGGTCAAGCTGGCCGAGATCGAGCTGGCAAAGCAGGCTCAGGAGCTGGGCCTGAACTTTGAGAAACTGGCGGTCGAGGACCGCAAGAGCGCTAGGGAGATGCAGGCCACCACTCGCTCGATGATGCCGCCAATCCTGGCTGGCGCTGTGACGCTGGGATTTTTTGGGATCATGGTGATGATGTTCTTCAACCAGATCGACAGCAACAATCCGGCGATCCTGATGATGCTCGGCAGCCTGGGCACAGCTTGGACTGGGATCATTGCCTACTACTTCGGCAGCTCGGCTGGCTCGCAGGCCAAGACCGATCTGCTCTCCAAAGCAACCAAGTGAGGACACCATGAAACAGAATTTTGACGCTGCGCTGGCTGCCGTGCTGCACCACGAGGGCGGCTTTGTAAATCACCCCAAAGACCCTGGCGGCATGACGAACCTCGGCTGCACCAAGAAGGTCTGGGAGGAGCATTGCGGCCATGAGGTGGACGAGAAGACGATGCGTGCGCTCACGCCTGCCGATGTGGCACCTCTGTACAAGGCCAAATACTGGGACAAGGTGCGTGGCGACGACCTGCCGTCCGGCGTGGACTATGCTGTGTTCGATGCCGCCATCAACAGCGGCCCAGGAAGGGCTGCAAAGTGGCTCCAGGCGTGCGTTGGCGTCGAGCAGGATGGTGGCATAGGCCCGAAGACTTTGGCGGCTGTGGCGGCCCTTGATGCGCAGCAGCTCGTCGATGACTACTCCAAGCGCAGGCTTGCTTTTCTTGTTAACTTGCCGACTTGGACAGACTTTGGCAAGGGCTGGGGCAGGCGCGTCGCTGATGTGAAGGCCAAGGCAGCCAGCATGACTGCCTGAGACCTGCTACATGGGCTTGCGCGTGCGGCACGCCTCGCGCATAGCTGGCGTAAAGTCTGGGTGGAATGACGCCATGCTGCAGTCGATGATGCGCCTGTCTGGTGCCAAGGCGGCAGACGCAGCGATCAGGACGATCCACAGGCAGATGACAAATGTCACTCCAAGCACCACCAGCATGGCGGTGGCCATCCTTCTGAGGTATCCAGGTGCAGGGCTTGGCGGCAGCGTCTCAGCGGCCAGCCTGACTGGCTTGCACTTGGCGACCTTGGAAGGTGAGCCGCTCATTTGTCCAGGCCCAGAAACAGGCAGGCATATTTGTGGCTGACGCCTTTGGAGTCGATGTAGGTCTCACCGCAGCCGACCATCCACTCCATGATCAGGAGGGCCAGGGCAATGCCGATCAAGCTGGCCAGCGCCAGGTTGAGAATCTTCTTCATTTCTTGGCCTCCGAAGGTGGCACCCAGCCCATTGCGCGAAAGCGCTCCATGATGTTGGTGGACGCTGCTGGCACGTAGCGCCAGTTCGGGTTCATCAGACTGGACCGTTGGGCCAGCCAAGAGGGTTGCTGAGGTTGTGTGGCTTGCATGGTGGTCTCCTTGCTGGTTGATGAAGCGCCCCGAAGGGCGCAGGGTTGATCAAGCGCCTTCGTACTGCGCACG